TACGTCTACGAGAAGTGTATTAAAGTGTGTTTGGCGGTTTTCGAGGATGACCACCTTATTCTTGAGTCTATTATTCTCGATCTGTAATTCGCGGGTATAATCTTTAGTTTCGGTCGTTCCAGATGGCATCGCCGGTTTCTCCGGCCAAACGGGATTTGCCGGATCCTCGGTCACCGCGGGAAGGTCGCGTAAAGCTTTACGGTACGCGAGCCATTGTTGGTACGACGCGTCATCGATCGCATAATCTTCTGAAAAGATCCAATCCACCTCGGCGAGCCGTCTGTTACGTTCTTGGCGGAGTTCTTTCCATGGCTCAGATGTCAAATGTTCGTTCCATTTTTCCGTTATTTCTTCGAGGGTTGGTCTTGGGATGGTGTTATCTTCGTACCATCTTAAGGTTTCGTAATCGTTATTATCTATATAAAATCCCTGACCTGAATAGTACGTTGCTATGACGAAACCTATATCGACCATATTTAATTTTATAGGAGATATTTATTGACACACTTCCTGCGCCGTTATTGAACTTACACATCGCGCCCAATATCCCATACCGCTATGACCCGCGGCCGACGTATCTACAAAACCTCTATTTATAGTCACATTGTAGACACTGTGATTTGTCCAACCCTGAACCGTATACGTGATCGGATTTAAACCACTCGCATTATCTAGGCATTTGAATGGATACCCGTTAACTTCGGCATCCGTGTTCGTCCCCGCGTAACTACTCGTCGCAGCACCCCCACCCGGGGATTGGGTCCAACCCCCGGATCCCTGGTCCGCCCAAAAATATGAAGTATTCGATCCCTGTACTCTTTTTACTCTCAAATATACACGCCCTTTACCACCCATATTTACATCATAAGAAACCAATATTTTACTGTTAGCGAATTTAGGTTGTATAGTCACAGATAATCCACTAATATCCGTCACGGATGTACCAGCAAATATAGTCGTATCCGATTTGTAAGAACTTACGGTTTGTATGGTCAGTCCAGGTCCTCGAATAACCCCCCGCACATCTAACTGCGCCTCGGGAGCTTTCCCGATGCCGACGGCTGTGTCGCTGATGACCATGGACCGCCCGGTTCGCCCGAGCCGGTAGAGTTTCTTGACCTCCGAGGGTTCGAGAACTGTGTCATAAAGTTTGGGGTTAGATATATACCCTGGAAAAGGTTCGTTCCCCGCCGAAGTACCCGCACCTACGTACCAGTAATTGGTATTAATACTTAAAGTACGTGCCGTACCACCGAATGTACCAGTCATTGGTTCGCCATTTAAATAGAGTTTGAAAACACTTGAAAAATTACTAGACGTAATACTACCGGTACCTTGCTTGATTCCGACCACATGATACCATGTATTACTTTCTATCACACCAGCAACATCAAGGCTACATCCACTACCAAGACTTATTCTTAACGTTCCATTATTTATACCCACCAACAATAAATTATTAACTTGATACTGACCTAACCACATGATCGTTTGTTGTGAAGCCGACACGTCCGTAGTTTTAAACCAAGCCGACATTGAACATATTTTATCTCCAGTCATTGCGGGAGAAAGTGGACCACTCCAAATAGCTCCATTCACACCGTCAAAATCGAACGCCTTATCCGCTGCGGAATATGTTGGTACACCAGAGGCATTACTAAACACCCCATGATTCCCCTTCCCTGAGATGTCTGTAGGGCTCGAATTGACGGTGGTGTCGAAATCCACCACCAACTTCTCGGGTCTCGGGGTTTCCGTATCCACGTCGTACCGCGAAACGCGGGGTACATCGAGGGACCTTCCTAAAGTCAATGAACCCTTATCGAGGGTCGTGGGACCGGGGGTGCCATAGAATGCTAAATTGGATATAGCTATAACTGTAGCACCATTTGTGACCACTATAGCCAAATATTGATAAGCTACATCAGAATTAATTATACCTCTATACGGTTCACTTGCACTCGGTGCGGGTGTATTTTGATAGTGTATGACTGTCCAGGGGTCCCCTGGGTCAGTCTTTCCGTAATAAATTGCTTTATTTACCTTATTAGCGTTATTGCTTCGAGCATATTGAAAAACCTGTTTTGGATATATTTTATACGGCATTTCGAGAACTAAATAGGCTCCTTTTTCGGTTTCGGAAGCTAAACGATTATTACCAGTGTAAATACCACTACTTCCGTCGTAAGAGTCACCATTCATGTAAACAATCGTGTCGAGTTTTTTGTCAAACGCTTCCCAACCCAAGTAATCCTCCGTTGCTGAAACTGTAAAAGAACTACTTTCAAGAACACGGAACGTTCCATGTCCCTCTATCAGAGTATCGTAACCCGTCATCCCCCTAGGAGGATACTCTTGGAGCCTCTCATCTCCCGCTAACTCGAGTTGCCCCGAGGGTTCGGTGACCCCCACGCCCAAGTGTCCCTTGTACAGGGTCACTTGGGATTTGGACCCCAAGAAATAGTCTTTTTGGTAATCATACAACTCCTTCACTTGGTCGGCGTTCAGGGCCTTGGAGTAGAGACGGAAGTTCGCGATGGAGCCGAAAAAACGTGTAGATTCTTGTACACGTGAACCTAATCGTATAACAGATCCAGATGGAAGGGCCAGGTTGTTTCCAAAAGAACTTCCACTCGTTGCAGTGTGATGTATTTCATTACCATTCAGGTAAAGTTTTTTATTTTCGGTCGTACCTCCTCCACCCGAATATGTGACGCATAAGTGATACCATATATCTTTACTTATGTTAGCGTCTGTGCCATGATAATGGATATCATTTGACCAGAACAGATAACGAAGACCTCCAGAACTATCATTAAACCTCACCGAGATGACCTTTTCACTGTCTTCATATGGACTAGACGGTTGTGTTATACTGAAAAGGGTATCACCCGACACAACGTCACACTTAAACCACAGAGCAACGCTATGAACCTGATCTCCTGAAAAAGTACTTGGTAAAGAAGATGATTGAACATTCGAGGTTCTCGTATCAGTACCTCCAAACGTCCAAGCCTTGTATGTAGAGTCGAATGTTATTTCATTATTAGTGTTTGTTATAGTCGCGTTAGTTGCTGTTCCAACTTTATCATCGACCGTCGATGTTACATCTGTGTAGTCTTGCCCATCATAGTAAACCTCCAACTGGGTCCCCGTGGTCGCCGGTACGTTGTATACAGTCTTTAAGGTGGTGTCCAGGGAGCCACTGCCTTCTTCGTGACCGTAAAGTTCCCATTGTGAAACTTGTCCATTAGTATCGGGTGCACCCGAATGTGATATTTCTCTTATAACTAGCGCATAGTATTTATATTTTGTTGTGGCATTTATATGTATAGTATGGAATGTGGGGTTTACTGGTAATAAAGGGACATTATCATCACGCAAGAATAGATGCCAATTAGAATCATCATTAGAACCAAGGATACTTATTTTATTTGGAAATCTATTTTGATATGATGTCCGAGCCATAAATTTCATGTATTCCACTTTAATCGCTTTGGGTAATTGTATTTTTAACCACTCACCATCGTGGTCAACATTGTCTACATCTGTGATTTTGTGTGAGCCATTATAAATACCACTTGCGCTATACGTTACGTTGGGGTAAGGGGTATGATAATGAGTTGTGTTAACACCGTCGAATGCACGATAGGGAAAATAAGGCTCCTCGCCAGTGTCTGGATGTGATGCAGAAGCTACATATCCCGAAGTAGAGGACTCGTCGTTTTGGGTTAAAGCCACCTCCGGGTACTTCCGCAGGGGTCGATCGTGGGGTCCCGTATACTCGGCGACGACATTCGAATCCGAACGAATCGTCGTGACGTGTAAATTCCCCGTGACTGTTGCTTCTTTCGAAGCGAGTAAGTGCTCGGAAACGGTGAGTGTATCCGTGACCGTAGCATTTGCACTCACGGTTAAATCAGTCGAAACGGTTGCGTTTCCAGTCACTACGAGATCCCGCCCGATCTGGACGTTTGCGGTCGTCACGAAGCCTGTCGTCGCATTGGAGAATTGTAGAGTATTCGAAGTAACGTTTCCCGTATCGGAAACACTCTGGAGACCGTGTGCGGTCTCTA